ATAAAAAAAAGAACAAGAAGAAATACTTGGTGAACACGGTTTCCGTCAGGAATACGGAAACGAATTCCTGGGTTCTTCCAATACACTTATTTCTGCCACTGCTCTCAGGGAATTGGTCGCTCCCCCTGCGTTTAAACCAGACTCTAAATCCGTACAGGTACATCCTCCTTCTTCGGATAAGTCTTATGTTTGTACTGTAGACGTTGCTGGTGGCAACCTCGGAGACTATTCAACAATAACTGTTGTAGATATTACGGATAATAAATACAAAGTAGCATACACCTGGAAATGTAACCAGACTAGACCATATGATCTTCCAGCAATAATTGTTGAGATTTGTAATAAGTATAACAAGGCTTATCTGGTGATTGAAAGAAACGCCATGGGTTCTGGGGTTGTTGACCTTTGTTGGAATGAGTATGAATATGACAACATCGCTTCAACAGTTGTAGATGGAAAACAACAGATTATTTCTTCTGGATTTTCTAGGTCTTCTAACTTAGGCGTTGAAATGACTAAGGCAGTAAAAAGGGTTGGTTGTACAGTTTTAAAAGGATTAATCGAAGAAAAGAAGCTACTAGATTTAACAGAAGAACAGATATTTGAGCTTTCTAATTTTATAGCTAAAAATGGATCGTTTACCGCTTCTTCAGGGAACAATGACGATCTAACAATGAACTTGGTTATGTTCGGTTGGCTCACAACCCAGATGTACTTCAAGGAGTTAATCGGGATTTCTGGGGGGTCTTTTTTCCAAGAAGAGGCTCCACCGTCATTTGTAGGGATAAATGGACCCGATGAAATTTCTGAAGATGTGAAGTGGTTGCTTTCTTGAAAATGGTAGTTTTATAAATAATAAAGAATATAAACCTTTACTATTCATTTAAGGAGAAAAAACATGGCATTTCAATTAAGCCCTGGGGTAAACGTAAGTGAGGTTGACCTAACTACGGTTGTTCCCGCAGTAGCCACTTCAGTTGGCGCAATCGCTGGACCCTTTCAATGGGGACCAGTAAAGGAAATTAAGACAATCGCCAACGAAGTAGAACTAGTTCAGATGTTTGGCAAGCCAGACAACGACACAGCGAACAACTTCTTTTCAGCTGCTAACTTTCTATCGTATAGCGGAAATTTAAAGGCAGTCAGAGTTGTTGGTTCTAGTGCTCTAAACGCAACAACAAACGGCGCAACTGGAGTAGGTGTACTAGTAGAAAACCAAACAGATTATAACCAAAATCATGCTTCTGGAATTGTTGGAACTACTTGGGTTGCTAAGTACCCTGGTGCTCTTGGTAATTCTTTGAAGGTTTCAATGGCTGATTCTGCCACTTATAGTGCTTGGACATATAAGTCAGAATTTCAGGCTGCTCCTGGAACATCCACTTATGCTGAAAATAATATCGGCAACCCATATGCTATCGACGAACTACATATTGTTGTAGTAGACGAAGACGGCAAATTCAGTGGAACACAAGGAACAATTCTAGAAAAGTATGCGTTTGTTTCAAAGGCTTCCGACGCAAAAACAGAAACTGGCGAATCAAACTACTACAAAGATGTAATTAATACTAAGTCACAATATATCTGGTGGGGAAATCATACCACTACAGTAACTGGGACAGGTTCTACTTGGGGTTCTACAATTCCTGGAGCTACAGGATTTAAATATGCCTCAGGACAAATCGCGGAATCATTGTATGCTGGCGCAGACGCTAACTCGCCAACATCAGGTAATATCGAAGAAGGCTACGATCTATTCTTATCAGAATCAGTAGACACAAACCTGATTATCACTGGTGATGCTGGTGGTGCTTCTTCAGCTGCTACAGTCGTTGGATATGTTATCGACAATATTGCTGAAGTTAAGAAAGATTGTATTGTATTCTATTCTCCTCTTAAAGCAGACGTTGTAGATAACGTTGGTTCAGAGGCAGCTGACTTGGTTACATACGCAGGAACAACAGTTAATGCTAATTCTTCTTATGCTGTAATGGACGGCAACTGGAAGTATCAGTATGACAAGTATAACGACGTTTATCGTTGGATTCCTTGTAACGGTGACGTTGCTGGACTTTGCGCCAGAACAGACCAAACAAACGATCCTTGGTTCTCACCAGCTGGTTACAATCGTGGTGTAATCAAGAACGTTGTCAAGTTAGCTTGGAACCCATCTAAGGCTGAAAGAGATACAATTTATAATGCTGGTGTTAACCCAATTGTCTCCCAGCCTGGAGTTGGAACAGTTCTTTTCGGAGACAAGACCTCACTAGCAAAGCCTTCCGCTTTTGATAGAATTAATGTACGCAGACTATTCATTGTTCTAGAAAAGGCAATTGCTACTGCGGCTAAGTTCTCTCTATTCGAACTAAATGACGAATTTACTCGTGCTCAATTCGTGGGATTAGTTGAACCTTATCTACGCGATGTAAAGGGCAGACGCGGTGTCTATGACTTTAAGGTTGTTTGCGACGAAACAAACAATACTCCACAAGTCATCGATTCCAACTCGTTTGTTGGTGACATCTATATCAAGCCAGCACGCTCTATCAACTACATCCAGCTAAACTTCGTTGCTGTTAGAACAGGCGTTGAGTTTAGCGAAATCGTTGGTAAGTTCTAAGGAACGGGGGAGTGTTAAACTCCCCCAATACCTTTATAAATATTAAAGGATAAGAGGATATTAAGATGCCATTTAATTTACAAAACTTCAAATCAGCACTAGTTGGGGAAGGCGCAAGAGGTACACTCTTTGAAGCACAGCTTATATTTCCGCCCTTTGCTGGTGGTGTTGACCGTAATTTCACATTTACTTGCCGCGCTGCCCAGTTACCAGGAAAGACATTTGGTGTTATTGAAGTCCCATATTTTGGTCGTAAAGTAAAGATTGCTGGAGATCAGACATTTGCTGAATGGACAGTTACTGTTATTAACGACGAATCATTTGTAACAAGAAACGCTTTTGAGACTTGGATGAGCGGAATTAATCAACACGCGGGTAACGTCAGAACAAACCCAGATTATACAGCAAATGCTTATGTTACACAATTTGCTAAGACTGGGGAACCAATCAAAGAATATAAGTTTGTTGGTTTATTCCCATCTGATCTGGCTCCAATCGACGTAGCATGGGACCAAAACGACACCCTTGAAGAATACACAGTAACTCTACAATATCAGTGGTGGGAATCGATCACAACAGACGCAGCTTAATCTGATAGGATAAACCATGGCATTTGACTTTTTTGGTTTCAGTATAGTTAAGAAAGAAGTTCCTGTAGAAGAAAAACCTTCTATTAATAATGTCGTGCCGCCAGTTGATACAGAGGGTTCTATTATATCCTCTGGTGGGTACTTTGGTACCCACTACAATCTTGAATTTTCTTCGACTAACGAAAACCTACTCATCAATAAATATCGCGAAATATCATTACAGCCAGAAGTAGAATCCGCTGTAGATGAAATCGTCAACGAAGCTATTGCTGCTATTGACGACGAATCTCCTGTTGATGTTAACCTTGATCAAGTAAAGTATTCAGACGAGATCAAGGACATGATTAGAGAAGAATTTGAAAACGTTCTTTCTTTACTTAACTTCAGAGGAAACGCTTATGAAATCTTTAAGCGTTGGTATGTAGACGGTAGAATTCAATATTATATTGCTATTGATACGGAACACCCTGAAAAGGGCATTCAAGAGCTTTCTTATATGGACCCAAGAAAGCTCAAGAAGATTAAAGAAGTTATCCGTAAAAAGAACAGAAGAGGCGTTGAGATCATTGACAATGTAAACGAGTTTTATATCTATAATGATCAACAACAGCTTAAGATTCCTAATGATTCTATCTCTTCTGTTACTTCAGGTTTAGTTGACGATAAGAATAACATTGTTGTTCTTTCTTATTTGCATAAAGCAATTAAGCCTCTAAACCAGCTTAGAATGCTAGAAGATTCAACTGTTATCTATAGACTATCTAGAGCACCTGAAAGAAGAATTTTCTACGTTGACGTTGGCAATCTACCAAAGGTAAAAGCGGAACAGTATCTAAATGAAATCATGGGTAAGTATCGTAACAAGATTGTATACGATGCTGAAACAGGCGAAGTAAGAGACGATAAGAAAACTCTTTCAATGCAGGATGACTTCTGGATTCCTCGTCGTGAAGGTGGTAAGGGAACTGAAATCACAACCCTTCCATCAGGTCAAAACCTTGGTGAACTAGATGATATCAAATACTTCCAGCGCAAGTTGTATAGATGTTTAAACGTACCTGTTGGAAGATTAGAAGATAACTCTACTTTTAACTCAGGCAGAGCAACCGAAATTAATCGAGAAGAAGTAAAGTTCTTTAAGTTTGTACAAAGACTTAGAAATAGATTTTCAGTTCTTTTCCATGATCTATTAAGAAAGCAGCTTATCTTAAAGAGAATTGTTACACCAGAAGACTGGGACTCAGAATTAGACACTAAGATCTTTTATGACTTTAAACAAGACTCACACTTCTTGGAGTATTCTGAAGCTGAAATCATGACAAAGAGAATTGAACTTGCTCAGGCAGCAACCCAGCTTGGTGAAGAATTCTTCTCTAATGATTACATTAAAAAGAATATCTTAAAGATGTCTGAAGTTGATATGGATCAGGTTGAATCTGATAAAGATTTAGAAGCGGCAGAAGAAGAACCTGAAGGTGAAGCGGCACCTGATGAAACTACTCCTGAAGAAGAACCAAGTCCTGAAGAACAAGCCTAAATAATTTGTTGAGGAATATATGAAGAATAAAGAGGAAGCACTAAAAGGTATTATTAACAGCATAAGGGATAGCAAACCTGCTAACATTGGTCCTCTGGTTGATAAGGTGATGGCTGAAAAAGTCAAAGAAATTATTGTAAAAAAGCAAAGGGAAATTTCAAAAGAGCTTTAAGGAAGATTACATGGCTACCATACAACCACTCAAAGAAGATCAGAATAGATCGGTGCTATTAGTCACTGGAACAGGATCAGAATCAGGTACTGTTGTTGTTAATGGTGCAGCACTGGCGGGTGCAATTCAAGGCGCAACAGGTCCTCTTGGTTTCTATGATTATCAAGTAGAATCAATTAACTGGTCATTCCCATACAACAAACCTGGTTATCTTTCTTGGGACGGTGCAACTGGATTTTTTGTAATGAACGGCACTGGTCAAGCAAGAATTAAAAGAGACTTTTCATCTACATTTTTCAACTATGTTCAAAGTCCTTATTATGGCGCAACAGGTGTAACAGGAAACGTAGCTACTTATTATAACAGCACAGGTGCTACTTGGACTGGTGCCACTGGGTTCGCAACTACACATGGTAACGTTGTTCTTAACTATGCTGGTACTGATGGCTATTCATTTATTATCACAGTACTAAAGAACACTGACACCTATAAGAGATACTTCTCTGTAGAACCAGTATTAAGTCTGTAAGAGGAATAAATGAAACTCTTAAAAGAAGTAACAGAACAAGTACAAGTTAAAGTCCTCACTGAAGGAACTGAATCGGCGAAAAAGTATTTCATCGAGGGTATTTTTATTCAAGGCGATATCTCAAATCGCAACAACAGAAAATACCCCATGGATACTCTTAAGGAAGAGATCGCTAGATACACAAAAGAACACATCAATTTAAACAGAGCCTATGGTGAATTGGGACACCCTGATACACCAACCATTCAGCTAGATCGTGTTTCTCATATGATTCGTTCCTTAAAGCAAGAAGGCAAGAACTTTATCGGCAAGGCTGAAATTCTTTCAACACCAAACGGAAACATTGTAAAGGCTCTTATTGATGCAGGTGCTACATTAGGTGTTTCATCAAGAGGTGTTGGTTCACTTAAAACAGAAGGCGCAACTAACATTGTTCAACCAGACTTCAGACTAATGACTGCTGCTGACATTGTTGCTGATCCTTCTGCTCCAGATGCATTTGTTTCAGCAGTTATGGAAGAAAAAGAATGGGTCTGGAACAACGGAGTTCTAGTAGAAAAAGAAGTATCTGAGTATAAAGGTAAGATCAAGAAGGCATCCAAGAAAAGTCTTGCAGAAGAGAAGTTCAGAATCTTCGAGGATTTTCTTTCGAAACTTTAATTTATATAAATAATAATTAACGATTATGAACGAATATTACGTCTATCAATATCTAAGAGAAGATGGAACTCCCTATTACATCGGTAAAGGGAAAGGTAATAGAGCATGGGACAAGAATCATAATATTAATTTACCACTGGATTCTGATAGAATCGTTGTATTGCAAAACGGTTTAACAGAACAAGAAGCGTTTGAGTTAGAGATTAATCTGATTGCTAAATATGGAAGAAAAGAAAATGGTACTGGTATATTACGCAACTTAACAGATGGAGGAGACGGTCCTTCTGGAGTTAAGAGAAGTAAAGAGTTCATCGATAGAGTCATTGAGTTTCATACAGGAAGAAAGCGGTCGGAAGAAACAAAGAAAAGAGTATCGCAAAAATTAAAAGGAAGAATTATTTCTGAAGAGACTAAACAAAAAATGTCTCTGGCTCATAAAGGAAAACAGAAATCAGAAGAAACAAAGAAAAGAATGAGTGCCGCTAGAACAGGCGAAAAACATCATTTTTTTGGGAAACAATTATCAGAAGAGATTAAACGTAAGATCTCTGCTTCTTTAATTGGGAATAACAATAGATCTGGTCGAGTTCCCGACCACAAGGATCGATAAATATATTAACGAAATTAGGAGAAACCTCAGATGGATAAGGAAACCAAAAAATTAATGTTTGAGAACATCTTTGAAGGCAATGACATCAAACCAGAAATGAAGGACAAGATCGCTTCACTTCTAAACGACGTTGTTGATCGTAAGGTCGAAGCTCGTCTCGCTGAAGAAAAAGAAGAAGACGATGAAGACGAAGAAGACGACGACGAAAAGCAAGAAGAAGAATATTCACAAAATCCCGATAACAAAGAAAACAACGTCCTAACTAACGAAGACGAAGACGAAGAAGAAAAGGACGATGAAGAAGGCGAAGAGGAAGAAGAGGAAGAATATTCTCAGAACCCTGATAACAAAGAAAACAACGTCTTAACAAACGAAGAAGAACCAGAAGAAGAAGACGAAGAAGAAGATCCTGAAATGAAGGGCGAAGAAGAAGAGCCTGAGGAAGAACCCGAAGAGGAAGAAGAAGCCTACGAGGAAGAAGAACCTGAGGAAGACGAAAAAGAAGTCAAAGAAGAAGAAGGTCATCTAACCCCTAATCAAATAAAGAAGCGTGATCAAATTGCTAAGGCGATCATGCGTGGTAAGGAAGGACTCGAGAAGCGTTATGGTGCCAAACGTGCCAAGGGCGTTGCATATGCTACAGCAACACAACTAGCAATGCAAGAAGAAGAAGAAGAAGCAAGTGAAGACGAAGCAGCAGTAATGCTAGATAAGATTCACACATACTTCTCTGATCCAGAAGCTGCTAAGGTCGCACGTGCTGCTGCTGGAGGATCTTTATCTAAACTAACTACAAGTATGAAGCAATTGTTCAAAGATCTAAAAGACAATGGTGCTGCGCGTGAAGGTGTCAAATACGTCGTGGCTATCATGAAGCAAATTCAAGACGACCCTACATTGGCTAACAGGCTAACCTCTGATATCAAGAAAGATATCAAGCAACAAGTACAGGCAGAAATGGAAGAACAAGTTTCTCAGCAAATTGACAAGTACCTAACTTATGTTGCTGAACAATGGGCTGAAGAAAACAAGTTGGCACTTGAAAATGGGATCAAGGTTCAACTTGCTGAATCATTCTTAAAGAAGTTTGACGAACTTTATGCACAATTCAACTTTAAGGCTGTACCAGAAAGAGACATGGTAGTTGAGATGACCCAAAAGGTTGTTGAAGCTGAAAACAGACTTAATGAAGAAGTAGAAAAGAACGCCACACTTCTAGAGAAGATGAATAAGCAAAAGAAGGATAACCTAATTAACGAAGCGACGAAGGGACTAACTGCTACCCAAGTAGAAAAGTTCAAGAAACTCGTTGAGAACGTGACCTTTGAAAACGCTTCTTCTTTTGAACAAAAGTTACAAACAATCAAGGAAACTGCGTTCACAAAAGAAGTGCTAAAGAGCGACACCACTCTAGACGAAGAAGCTGCACCACAGCTACCTTCAAACCCTAGAATGGACAAGTATGTAGACGCGATTTCTAAGAATCTCAAGTTTTAATTTTTTATAAATATAAGTATAATTCTTTTTAAGGAGAATCAATAAGCAATGTCACAACAGTTAATTAACAAGTGGAAGGAAGTTCTAGACCATCCTGGTCTAAATCCTATCACTGATAACTACAAGAAGCAGGTAACTGCTATCCTTCTAGAAAATCAGGAAATCGATGCGGTCCAGCAAGGACGCATTCTACAGGAAGCAAATGACGCATCAGCAGTACTAGGTGTTGCTGCAAGCGGCGGTTCATTTGATCCTATTCTAATTGCTCTAGTTCGTCGTGCAATGCCTCAGCTAATGGCTTATGACGTTTGCGGTGTTCAGCCAATGAACATGCCAACAGGTCTTATCTTTGCCATGAAGTCGCGTTATGGCGCAGGCACAACATCGAACGGGGAAGCTCTATACGTCAATCCAAACATTGGTGCAACAGGCTTCTACGGCGATGCAAATACAGCATACTCTGGTACAGGAACCTCACAAGGAACCGATCCATTTGATGGTGCATATTCAACTGGTACTGGTAAGACAACAGCAGATGGCGAAACACTAACACCAAATGAAATGGGCTTCACCATTGAAAAGGTAACAGTAACAGCAAAGACCCGTGCTCTAAAGTCCGAATACTCAATCGAACTTGCTCAGGATCTAAAGGCAGTTCACGGTCTAGATGCTGAATCAGAACTTTCAAACATTCTTTCTGCTGAAATCATGTTTGAAATCAATCGTGAAATTATGCGTACCATGTACTCAATTGCTAAGACTGGTGCTCAAAAGGGTACAACAACTGCTGGTTACTTTGACCTTGACACAGACTCTGATGGACGTTGGTCAGTTGAACGCTTCAAGGGTCTAATGTTCCAGGCTGATCGCGATGCAAATTATATTGCTCGTGACACTCGTAGAGGCAAGGGTAACTTTATCGTAGTTTCTTCAGACGTTGCATCTGCTCTAGCAATGGCTGGCAAGCTCGATTATGCTCCTGCTATGTCAACCGACCTAAACGTAGACGAAGCTCAGGATACCTTCTGCGGTGTTCTAAACGGCAAGTATCGCGTTTATGTTGATCCTTACTTTGCTTCAACAACTAACGATCTAATGATGGTTGGTTATAAGGGCAAGTCTCCATATGACGCAGGTATGTTCTTCTGCCCATATGTTCCTCTACAGCAGGTACGTGCAGTTGATCCAAACACCTTCCAGCCAAAGATTGGCTTCAAGACCCGTTACGGTCTAGTTGGCAATCCATACTTCGGTACATCAGCTGGTGGTCTGGATGCAGGTACAAATGGTTACTACCGCAAGGTTGTTGTAAAGAACCTAATGTAGTCACTTCCCTCGATAGAGGGATAAAAGAATTGGGGAGCCGTTTGGCTCCCCTTTTT